GCGCGCCCTTATAATCAGTAGCGGCGGCTCGCTCGTCGGGGCCTACGACTATTTCTTGGGCGATTTGCGTGTTGCACGCACAGCCCCGTATGCGGCGGCCCTTGCACGGACGATTCAGGGTTTGAGTGATGACCTGCAGAAGCAGCTTGTCAACTTGACCTTGCCCGTCGTGGCTGCCGAGGCGACTATGGCGCAAGACGTGCCCACGTACAAGGGCGGACTGATGAATCCATGAGCAAAAATCTGAACGACGGAAACTATCTTCTGGCGAAGGTTAACGGTACCAAAAAGGTGCTCACGAGCACCGAGATGCAGCAGCTTATCAATGACGGCTATGACGTGGAAGTCGTGACAGCATCTTAAGGTTCCTGAAGCCCTCTGAGAAAGCCTTCTTCCTTCTGGAGTATTTTCCTGTACAATTCTTTCACCCTTTCTGGAGAGCAGGAAAAAGCCTTGAAGATTGCTGAAAAACTGAAGCGTCTGAGCCAAATCGTGTGCAAGCCTTGCGCCAAGACAAGCTATGAAGATTGCCGCAGTTGCGAAGTGAAAAGGTTGATTGACGAGCTGCTCGAGGAGATCCGTTAGGTGTCTACGCCTGATAATGCTTCGGTTCTGTCGTCTGTTTTGCAGGCGAATTGGCAGCTCAACAGCCCAGCTTCAAGTCAGATTTCATGGGCGACAACAAGGGTTGACTCCGCAACGTTCCTTAACGCAAAACAAATCTATGCTATCGGCGTCTACAATCCTTCTAGTCCGACAATTATAACCCCCCTCGCGAGGGAAGTTTGGCAAGAACTCGAGCGGCTGCACATTGACATCCTCGTCAAGGTTACTCAGGGCCTCACGGTTGCTACAGCTACCCAAACAAGAGAAGCCATAAAGAACGAGGTCTACAGGATCTTTCACCTGCAGGAGCTCAAAATTTCTGGAATACAAGACGTCTACCCTGAGCGAGAGTTAAACAAGGTTGAAGGCCAGGACCTTGTCCGCATAACGGTTCAGGTTGCCTGCCTCAACTTTCACATTCAGACGTGAGCTTCCCTTGATGACGCTCGAAGTGACCGTAACAAACGGGGCCGTCTTTGTTAGTAATCTTCGCGGATATTCTGAGGGGCTTCAGCCAACGGTTCAAGCTGCCCTGCAGACGGTTGGAATGCGAATACTCGAGGACATGCGCAGCTTCACCCCTGTGCGGACAGGTTACTTGCTGAGCACTGAGAACATGGAAATGACGGACTTCCTAGCCTTTGTGATCTATGCTAGGGCCTATTATGCGCCCTTTGTCGAGTGGGGTACACGTCGGATGGCGCCTCGGCTTTTCATGACCCGAGCATTTGAACTTCACAGGGACGAGCTGCAATATGAAGTCGCGAATGGAATAGAGAATCTGGGCTGGCAAATATTTAGGTGAGAGCACCTTTGGACAAGTGGCTAAGCCTTCACGTGCGAAAGAAACTGCTTAACCTTGCCATCCGCTTCCTCGACGCCCTGCTACCGGATCCTAGGCCCCAGTATCCTCAGACAAGGCTGCTCGAGGACGTCTACAAGCTAATGGATGGCGTGTTTAGGGTTGAGGTTCTTTGCGGCCGTTTTGATGATGTGCCCTGGCAGAAAGTGAAGACCCTGAAGGATAGGCACTTTCTGAAAGTTCTGGAGCTCTCCAGGAAGGGGCTGATTTGCCTTGCGGATACGGACCGGTATTATCGTCAGTGGCTGGGCCTCTTCTTTCTCCTAGTACATGATGCTGTCGAGAAGCAGAGGGAGAAGCTTGACTATGAGAACTTTCTCGTGTCCGTGTTGGCGCAGTGGGATTTCGATATGCGCGGCGCCTTCCCGAAGAAGTATTTTGATGGCCACCGCAAGGAGTTTCAGGAGATCATGCTCGCAAATAATCTTGCGAACCTGTGCGCGAAAAGATATCAGACTCTGGTATCTCGCGAGGCAGAACAAAGCTTGAACAGAGGTGAAAAACTTAGATGAGCACTCCATTGATAGGTCGTAACGCCGTCGTTCAGATGGGCGGCACTACAATAGGCTATGCCAAAGGCTGCAGTGCAGACATCGCAGTCGATAAGATTGAGGATTTCCAGTTGAACAGCGACAAAGCAGCGATCCTAGCTGCAGGAAACAAGCACTTCAAAATAAGCGTAGACCACATGTGGATAGCAATTACATACGTGACGCAAATTATGGCTGGAACTCCTGTAGATTTCGTTTTCGCTCCTGCTGGAACAAGCGGCGGAAACCCAAAGATAACCGTCAAAAACGTCGTTCTACTGACGCACAACATGACCGTAGACCAAAAAGGTATAGTTGGCGAGAAAATTACCGGCGAGGGCAACGACTATCAGACAAGCACGTTCTAAACTCCCTTTCTTTCATCTTCACACTGCTCTCTTGAGAGGTGGTAATCGTTCATGAGTGAAAATCAGATAAATTGGGGAATCGCTACTGAAGGGGAAGAGATTCTCGGTCGGATTGAGCGCGAGAAGCTTGCGCACGTGCGAGTATTCGATCCCAAGGAACTTGTCCGGAAAGCAAAGCAGATCAGAGAAATTGTCGACGAAGACCTGGGCACGATAAAGTACGTGTTTCTCAGCTACAATGAGCTCAGCGAGATAATCGAGAAGCACAAGGACAACAGGGATCGTAGTTTAGTGCTCTTGCATAAGCAGCTTGCTCCTGCGAATGAAGGCTTAACTCTTGAAGATGTGAAAGCCCTGCCCTACGAAGTTGTTGTCCGGCTGCTGACGAAGCTGCAGACTGATGGAAGTTTTTTTCCAAAGGCGAAGACATCGCCGGATGGCTCAGTATCAGCGCAGTCGCTCAGAAAGTAGGCTTCATAGCGCATGAGTACGGCTACACGCTCGAGCAAATTGGATCCTTAACGCCCTTTCAACTTCAGTTTCTTGTAGAATGGCCGCGTTGGTATTATCAGAAGTGAAGGATGAAATAGAATTTGAGCAGCACAGAAGTGTCCATACACCTAGTCGCGTATGATGAGGCTTCAGATATAATCGCAAACGTAGGCGCCACTATGCAAGGTACGCTTAATAATGTGGAGAGTAGCACGGAAGAACTTGTGGCCACGCAGGAAAAAGCGAACAGTAGCTTCTCAGACTCGGCCATAGCCATGAACAGCACCGCTCTTGCCGGCGCCTCGCTTTTCATGAGTTTCGAGCGAATTCAAAACAGCCAAGTCACCCTTGACCGTGCAAACCTCATGGTTGAACGCAGCACATTGGCCGTGCAGAAAGCTCAGGAAGCATATAACATGGCGGTCGAAAAGTACGGTCCTGATTCGCAGCAAGCAAAGGATGCTGCGGACAAGCTTAGCATCGCGCAAGAAGCTCTCACAGTGGCCCAGGAAAGAGTAGGTATTGCTCAGAGAAACAACACGAACGCTATGCTTTATGCCTCGCTTACGGTGATTCCAAGCCTTATCACCATGATCACGGCTGTTGGAAGTGCAACGCAGATTTGGACGGGCATTCAGGCCGCCTTAAACGCGGTCATGGACGCAAACCCCATCTTCCTCGTAATCGGCGTTATCGCTGCACTCGCAGTAGGCATTGTCTACCTTTACAATACGTGTAAGCCTGTTAGAGATGCTATTAACGATATTGGAAACGCTCTGAAGTGGCTTGCTGACTTGATAATCGGCTCTGTCATTGGCACGGTTAAACTGCTTTATGACGCATTCTCGACCATTGGAAACGCTATCGGCGGCTTCATCCATTGGGTTAGCGGCGCCACAGACGCGAACGCTCAACTGGCAAAAAGTGCAGAGGATGCGACGGATGCTGTTAAACGTCAAGCGGACGCTGTGAGTACTGCGAATAATGAGATGATAAAAAGCACGGCTGACATGAGTCAAACAGAAAGCAAATCCGCTGATTCTTTTCAACAAGCGCAGGACTCTATAGGCGCTATAGTTGCGAAGAATCAAGCGATAATAAAAGCGCAACAAGAAGCCCAGGCGAAAGCAGCTGCAGATAACGCGAAAGAATTGACGAATCTTCAAACAAAGTATGGCGAGCTCGGCGCTGCTGCAGACAAGGACCTCGGGCAAATTCAAGCCGCTTTTGACGCAGCCTTCAATAAGGGAGACTTGGCAACGGCCGCGGCCATCGTGCAAACCTTCGCCGACAAGTACGGCATAAGTCTGACTACCGCGGAGAATGATATTCTGAACTTCAAGGCTGCTCAGGCCCAAATACCCCTAAGCATCGAAGACCAGCTAGTCGGCAAAGCCCAGGCAGACATCAAAGCCTTCCAAGACTGCACAACAGGAAAGATGGGCGCCCTAGCAGAGGATTCAACGATAAAAATGAAGGGTATGGCGAACGATATCACCGACCTTATCAATCACGGTCTCGTGGGCGAGGCGCAAACGGCTATGCAAGCGTACACGAGCTGCAGCACCGACAAGGTTGCCACCATGGCAACTGATATTAACACGCAGATGACGAAGCTTACGACCGATCATAATGCCCAGATAAAGCAGATGTCCGATCTTGCGGCAAGTCTCACTGGGGACGAAAAGGATGCTGTTCTCTCAGAAATCGACACCATGAACACGGAGTACGAGAACAAGCTAACTCAGCTGCGAGACTGGCAAACAATGCTTTTCAACCAAATGAAAAACAACGCTTCACAAGCTCTTGGAGACCTGGGAATCATGGCTACTCCTAGTGCTGGCCTCAGAGGGGGCATGGTCATTCCTGACGGCGCCGGAAGGGCATCACCAGTCACGGTAATCAATAATGCACCTCTTGTGCAGATTCAGGGAAGCGCGGATAAGACGACGGTCGACCTTGCCTCCAAGCAGGTGCTTCAGGCATTGCAGACGACGATTGTGGAGCCGACAAGCAGCGCTGCAGGCGCGACGCAGAAAAGAATCAGATCCGGGAGCGTGTTCATAACCTAATGCCAATTCTTTCTGAACAGGAACGTC